AGACAGCCGCGAACCCCTACCCTGCCATCACCAGCGGAGCCAAGAAGGCCAGCAAGGCCACGAAGCAGGCCGCCGCAGAAGTCGTCAAGTCCATCTCGGACACCACGACCGAAATCGACGGCAAGATCACCCGCACCACCGAAAACATCACCGAAACGCTCTCCAACGGCAAGACCCAGCAAAAGCAGGTCATCACCGAGACTTCCCGGCAGATGGTGGATGGTGTGCTGAAGGACATCAAAACCATCACAGAGGTGGCTGCGGACGGCACCAAGACCGTCAAGCAAACCATGGAGACCGTCCGCGAGACCGCCAAGACGGTCACTTCCACCTTTGAAACGCTGGCAGACGGGGTCAAGACCACCACCCAGACCGTCACCGAGACCCTGACCGACGGCACCGAGACCCAGAAGCAGGTCATCACCGAGGTCTACGACGACGTGGTGGACGGTGCCCTTGTGACGGTGGAGAAGATCAAGACCGTCGCCGCCGACGGCACCGTGCAGGTGGCCGAGCAGATCAAAAAGTCCAGCGCAGACACCTTTGACGGCCTGTGGAAGGAGCTGCAGGACAGCGCCAACACCGGCGTGCTGGGCACCTTCGATGATCTGTACACCGCCGTCAAGAATCAGGACTGGCTGAGCATCGGCAAGTGGGTGGCAAGCACCATCTACGACGGTCTGACTGCCAACCAGAAGAAGCAGGTGAAGTCCTTCGCCCTCGGCATCGTGACTAAGCTCAACGAAGCGCTGGGCGGTGCCCGCGATCAGCTGGTGCAGGGTGCAATTGATCTGGGCGGGCAGATCGTGAACGGCCTGACCGGCGGCTTCTCTGAGGTCTGGCAGCAGGCGCAGGGCCTCGGCTCCACCCTGATAGAGATCTTCGGCGGGCTGAAAACACCGCTGAGCAATGCGGCCCTTGCCATCAGTCAGGGCATGAAAGGCGGCCTGATCTCTGCATTCCCGGAGATCCTCGCTTCGCTGGGCGGCCTGATCGGGTCTATCGGCGGCGCGTTCGTAGCAATGCTGGATGCCATCGCTGCGGCGCTGTTCCCTACCGGCTTTGGCACTCCGCAGGCTCTGCTGATGATCGCAGCGGGCGTAGCCCTTGCTGCCGTCATCGCGGGCATCGTTGCCTCGATCGGCGGCTCTTTCAGTAAGAAAGGCTCGTCCGGCGGCGGTTCCTCTGGCGGCGGTTCGTCTGGCTCTGGCAGCATGGGCAGCGTGGACATCACCACCGGCACCGGTAGTCTGGAAGATGCCATCAACGCCAACACCAAGGCGCTGGAAAAGACAAACTCTGCCCTTGCCGATATGATCCGGCAGGCGGGGGCGCTGGTGCTTTCCGACAACATGCGCCTCGGCTCCACCGTGGCTGCATCCGGCACCGCACAGGTGGTGTCCGCCGCCCGCAGCTACCACCGCGAGGGCGATACCAACATCACTCAGAACATTTACAGCAAGGCCCAGACGGCGGCAGACCTCCAGCGGGAAGCCCGCTGGGAAGCCGACAAGGCCAAGGCCCGCAAGCGATGAAAGGAGGACACTGTGCTTTTTAAGGATCATCTCAAGATCGTGACAGATGCCGGTGCCGTCCTGCATCTGGGCTGGGACTACGATACACCTTACTTTCTCGACCCGCTCAACGGGGTGGATGTGGACCTGCAGACCGCGCAGGGTGTCAATCAGGTGGGCGACACTGTGGAGGGGCAGAGCGTCTCCGGCGTGTCCCGCACCCTCGATGTGGTGTTCTGGGGCGCGTATGCGCTGGACAATGCCCGGGCGTTCAGCAAAAAGCTGCCCTACTTCACCAAGGGCACCCTGTACTTTGGCGACCACTATTTCACCCGGTTCGTGCTGCAGAAAACGCCATACTTTTCCAGCTACACGCCGAAGCCGCGCTGTTCGCTCATGCTCTACAGCGAAAAGCCCTTCTGGTACGACCTCAACGCCGTCAGCAGCGTGCTGGGCGGGTACGAAAAGGCGTTCTGCTTTCCTGTCTGCTACGACAGCCACATCTACGGCATCAAACGGGACGGCACGGCGGCAGTGCTGCGCAACGAGGGCAGCCTGCCGGTGCCCTTCACGGCCACCCTGCGGTGCGACATGCCGGTGACGCATCCCAAGGTGGTGGATCTGCAGACCGGGGCCTTCATCGGCTTTGACCTGACCCTGCAGCCGGACGAGACGCTGGAAATCTACCGCAGCACATCCGACCGGCTGGCCTGCACCCTGACCCGGGCAGGCGTGACCGAGAACATCTTTGCAAAGCTGGACGAGGACAGCACCCTCACCGAGCTGCAGCCCGGCGATAACATGCTGAGTATGCAGGCCGAGAACGGCTCCGGCTACCTGCAGGCATCCGTCAGCTTTTACCCGATGGAGGCGGGCATCCTGCCCGAACCGTTATGAGAATAGACGTTTTGGACGCAGACACCCTTGCCCGCGTGGGCTGGGTGGACGTGTGGGTGTCCTTCTACTGGGACAGCCCCTATTACTCTGAGGGCAGCTTCACGCTGGAGGTGCGCCCCACCGCCGAGAATCTGCAGCTTTTGCAGGAGGGCCGCTGGCTGGTGCGCAGCGACGAAAGTCCGCGCATCCCCATGCGCATCTGCTCCCGCGCCAACCAGAACGAGGACTCGAATTTGGTCGTGAGCGGCTACCCGGCAACATGGCTGCTGACCAAGCGGGTGTCTGCGGTGAGCATCAAGAACCAGAACGCCGAAGCCGCCATGCGCAGCCTTGTGAGTGCCGCAAAGCCGTGGCCCCGCCTTGAGCTGGGCACCGAGTACGGCTTTGACACCACCTTTGAAAAGCAGACCTCCGGCGGCACGGTGTTCGACTACTGCAAGACCATCGGGCAGGCCTGTGATCTGGGGTTCCGCATCGTGCTGGACGGCAAGGGCAGCAAGAAAAAGCTGCTCTTCGAGTGTTTCCGGCCCACCTTCGACCCGAACCACAGATACAGCCCCCAGTGGGGCAATCTGCTGAATGCCGGGTGGAGCTTTTCCGATACCGATTACGCCAACGTGGCCCTTGTGCAGGGCGCTGGCGAAGGTAACGAGCGCGCCACCGTCTGGGTGGGCGATGTAAACGCCACTGGCTCCGACCGGCGGGAAATGTACATCGATGCCCGGGACGTGCAGCCGGAGGACGGCGAGACCAGCACCAGCCAGAGCTATCTGGAAAAGCTGGCCGACCGGGGCGGCGAAAAGCTGCTGGCCCAGCTGCGCACCGGGTCCATCGAGTTTGACGTGGACGACGACACCCTGCAGGTGGGCGACGTGTTGAGCGCCAGCCTGCCCCAGCTGGGCTACACTGCCATGGTGCGCGTGGCCGACATCATCACCCAGAGCGAGGACAGCGGCACCACCCGCACCATTCGGCTGGGCACG